TGGGCGGTGTGTAATCAACATTTGACTCCAGCAGCGCCAGCAGATACCGATACCATTCCCGCGAGATCAAGCCGGTCCGTTGATCAAAGAACGGAACCCTGCTTGACGGGATGTTGGTGTCGGCGTTAAGCATTTGTCGGCGATAGGAGCAGTTCTGCGCCCATGATGGCGATCTTAACGGGGTCTGTACCCGACAGCTCATACACCCGGTCACGCAGTTTTAGAGTCATGCCCAAGCGCCGCCAGATCACCCGCTTGCCAGTCTGGCCCGTGGTGCCCATGTCCTTGCTGTGGTAGTTGCTCCAAGTGTGGCCGCCATCATCAGACCAGCGCAGCCGCACGATTGGCTGCGGATTGCCAAATGTTGTGCTTTCGTTGGTTATGTAATTACCGCTTTCAGTAATCAGACGATCGTTTGATTGCGTCGTCAGATAAAGCAATGAATCCAAAATTGTTGTGGGCGGCAAAGTAAAACCCACCTCACAGTCAAGCTGCATGGAGTGCTGCGCCGTGCGCTTCAAGTTGTTCTGGCCTGTGGGCAGGGCACGCCACGAACGAATCCACTTTTGAATGTCGCCGTTGTCCGAGTAGACATCCAGATCAAATGCGTAGATGTTGCCGCTTTGGAAGTCGCCGACAACCACCTCGCCGTTGAACACGGCACGGCAGTTTGAACGGTGACGGATAAAGCTGTCGTTGGTCCAGCTACCGCGCTCATGCCACGCCTGTGTCGAGGCATCGTACACCCATGTGGCGTTGGCCGAAGGGAACGTCAGCACGTAGAAGGAGTGGCCTTCTTGCTGGTACGTGTAGGCAATGGCGTCTGAGATGATGCCGTACTGTGCGATAGCGTACTCAATTGCGTGCGTTGACACGCGCTGGCCGGTGTAGCCGTTGGCCCGGTAGACAACACCTTGGCCTCGGGCGTCTGCGCCCAGCCAAAACAGCGAATTGTCCAGCTTGGCTACCGAGTACGTGGCAGCGCAGCCAATCTCGTTAAATGCCCCCTGGATGCGCTGGAATGGCACACCTGGCGGCGGTAGACCTGCGTCATACCAGACCTCAACCGAGTTGCCGCCAAACAGCCACAGTTCGTTGTGGTCAGCGATCAGCGACACAATCCCATCAGGTGAACCTTCAGCGTTGGCAACGCTGGTTCCCTCAAGAACCGTGCCATCGTAGGACTCGGTAACCCAGAAATTCTGGCTGTTGGGTTGGTTAAAGATGAAGTACCCGTCGATGAACGTAACCGTCTGCGCCTGCGGAAACGCTGTGTTTTGGACGTAGGCGTTGGTCACCGAGTTGTAGACGTAGCTCGGGCCGTTGGCCGCAATGAACAATTGGGTGCCATTAAAGGCCAACGACACCGGGCCGGTGTTGTCCACCACGCCGATCAGCGTGGCCGCATAGCTCTGGTCTACCTTGTACAGTTGGGAGCCAGATACCACGTACAACCATTGACCAGAATCCAGCATTCCCCGCACGGGGCCAGTGCCCACGGTAGCCAGCAGGCGCAGCCCTGGCGCACGGTTTAAGAACGCCGGTTCCTTGCCGCCCTCGGGAACAATCTCGGGGAAAAGATTTACGCACCTGTTATCGGCGGCATTTACAGACCGCGCAACATAACTGCTGCCCAAAATTGGACTTTTCATTGCGTTGCCTTTATGGTAAACTGAATGTCATGACTTCCAAACTTGACATTACCATTGAGCATTTGCGCGAATCTTTGGATTACAACGCGCAAACGGGCATTTTTACTTGGCGTAAAAACCATCGCCGCCCCGATCTTATCGGAAAAACTGCGGGGTCGATACACAGCGCGGGGTACATTTCTATTGCCGTCCACAACATCAAACGATTGGCGCATAGATTGGCGTGGTTTTATGTAACCGGAAACATGCCTGAAAGTCACATTGACCACATTAATGGAAACAAGTTGGACAACTCGTTTGCAAATTTGCGGCAAGTTACTAGATTTGGCAATCTGCAAAACATGAGAACTGCTACCAAGGCCAACAAAGTGGGGTTTTTGGGTGTTAGCGCTCATCAAGGAAAATGGCGAGCGCAAATCATGGTGAATGGCAAACGAATTCGCAAAAGCGGTTTTGACACGCCCGAGCAGGCGCATCAAAAATACTTGGAGCTTAAGCGTTTGCATCACCTTACTTGCACCATTTGAATACTTAATAGTTGCCAGCATAGATGTTAAAGCGCTGGCGTGTCGCCACAATGGCGTAGGGCAGCGACATCACATCGTCAGGGTTGTTGATGCGCTTCAGATTACGTTTGCTGGTCATGGCGATGCGCTGCACCTGTGGGCTTGGCTCAACGCCAAACTCAGGGGCGATCTCCATCGCTAGGTTGTACGTGAACGCACGCAGGTAGCCTGGTGGGAAATACAAGATGGTCGCCAAACCAGCCGGGTTAGCCAGCTCTTGCACGGACACGAAATGCCACTCCAAGTCCCGTGTGGGGCGTGGGTAGACATACATATCAACGTCTGGAAACGTGTTGTTGACGAAGATGACTTGCGGGTACGTTGAGGTGACGGTTTTGACCGCAATGCCGTTGTACTGCTGCTGGTTGATGAACTTGATGCCGAACGACACGCCGGTGCCGGGGTCGCGGTAGTACGTCGAATCATCCAGCAGTACGGGGCGCAGGCCAACAAAGTTGCCAGTGGGGCCAAGGGTGCGGGAGACAAGGCCAGCGGGCCAGGTGAAGACTTGATCTTGGGTGCAGACCACAGACAGACGTTCTGTGTTCCATGAATCAATCATTTGATTCATTGCCATCAAGGCGTCTTGGGACGTTTCGGCTGATGGCGATTCGCCTTCTGCAAGTACACCGAGCAGGCGCAGCGCCCTGTTGATTTGATCACCAGCGGTGTACGTTGCCATGTCAGACTCCTTCGGTTTCGGCCTTACGGGTATATTTGCGCTTTACCACAAGCGTGTTAGCCGCTTCTTCAGGCTCTGAAGGCGTGTCAGGATTGTAGCGTACCCAACCATATTTCTCATCATGTTCAGCTTCCGCTTCCATGTACGCTATTTTTCGGCCATGAGTGGGGTGTTCTAGGTAAATGTGCATGTTGAGAACGGGGTCCGAAGACCCCGTTTAGTTTACAGAACGTGAATCACAGCAAAGTTGATTACAAAAGCCTCGCTTAGCGAACCGCCCGAGAGGTTGCGAATTGTGATTACGCAACTTCCTGTGGTCTTGCTAGAAATCCAGCAGTTGTATGCACCAGCGGTAGCGCCAGACGCAACACTCAAAATAATAACGTCTTTTGCGCTAATTGTGTTGTTGGTCAAAGTAAACGAAACGTTTGTGATGTTAGCCAACGCAGCGTTGTTTAGTGTGATCTGACCAGCAGATTTGTTCAGAGTTACCCCCGTAGACTTGTCTGTTAATTGAGTCACTGCGCCGCTTGCTGCTGCGGTGTAACCAATTTCGGTTGTAGCAAAAACGGTAGTTCCAACCACAGTTGTACCGGTTACTGCTTGTAGCGCTGACGCGCCAGTAACAGTTACGCTATCAAATTCAGGGTCGCTAAACGCGACGCCTACAGCTTTTGTATTTGGCATGGTTTTTCCTTTAAAAACAGGGGCCGAAACCCCCGTTTAGGTTTAGGCTACGCGGTACAAAGTCCAAGAACCATCGCCGGTTTTACGGGCGCGGAACCGGGCAGAGGTGGCAGCAGACACAGCGGCTGCGCCAACAATGGTCCAGCCTGTGCCCACAATAACAGTAGCGGCGTTGGTCGCCCCAATGTTAATGATGATGAAGTCAAATGCTGCGTCCACTTTAGAAGCGCTGCTGATGTCAGCCTCAACCAAAGCCACGGTGGGCAAGGTCAAGTTGACGGCTGCGCCGGTGTATGTGAACAGACCGTTTGCCAGTTGAGCCGAGGTCAAAACTGCTGCTGCGGTCAACGCTGTGGGAGCAGCTTGCACGAACAGTTGAGCTTCGCCAGAATTGCCGTCACCAATTTGGTAACCGCCTGCGCCGTTTGGGAGTGCCATGATAATTTCCTTTCAAATTTGATACAAAAAACGGGGCCGAAGCCCCATTCGGTTTAGCCCCAGATGCGGCAGGCCATTTGTGGACGGATGGTGCTGAAGCCATACAAAACGTCGATACGGCAAGGCAAGCGATCGTTGTTGATGTCGTACTGACGAACAACACGCAAGCTGATACCGTTGTGGACGGCACGGGCAGCCATGTCAACGCCTTGTGGCAACAACAAGTCGGCTGTTGCAAAGGTAATGGCATCTTTGTGGTACACCAAGTTCTGAGCGTAGGCAGTAGAAGCTGCGCCAACGAAGGTCACAACAGCGTTGATCAGCGGCAGGGCAGTCATGGTAGCCAGTGCGTGAGCAGCGGAGTACATGGGAGCCACGGTCACAGACCAAGTGCCAGCCACAGCGGTTGCATCAGCCAGAGCCACAAACTGGAACAACGAACCGGTGGTTTCACGGGTTTGTGGGTTCACAGCAAAGACGCTACCGCAAGTAAACACGTCACCAGCTTTGATGGTAGTGGTTACCGAGGCTTGCGACAGGCTCAGAGTAGAAGAACCTTCCGAAGTCACCGAAGCGGCAACGATGGTGGCGGCAGATGCGTCACGCGAACCAGTGGTGTGTTGCTTGATCGACTGAGACATGTTGATCTCGTCAAAGCCCAACACGCCAGTGCCCATCATGCCGTTCTTAAACTGCTTGCTGATGGTGTCGGTGGGGTTG